TAAGAGACAGCCCTTCCGTTGATCTCACTGATCGCTGAGCTAAGCTCACCTTTGAGTGAGCGTCGCAGTGTGCGTGAAGCCTCAACCCCTAGCTCTACCGGCGGGTTTTCTTCCAGATCAGCTAAGAACGCTTGCTTTTCTGCGATTGTCCCAAGGTTTCCAAAATCATTGATAACCTGATCTTGTATTGCTTGCTCGCGCGCTCCGATCAGCGTCTTTGATATAAACTCCTCGCTGAAATCATAGTCGCGCATATAAGACTCAAGTGAGATGAGCTGTTCTTCCAGCAGATCATCTCGCAGCTCACTATCAGAAACTGCTGCTGCACTAACGTCCTTGAGGCGCTGATCGATGCCCATAATGGCCCGACCTTGCGCATCCTTTAGCTGCTGCTTCTGGAATGTCTCGCTATAACTGGTCATAGCGGTGGCAGCTATGCCATCAATCTTGACCTTGGTTAAGGCCGCGGCCTCTGGATCGAGTTCATCTAATGCTGCCGGGAAGCCTAGTTGGATTGCCTGAATCTTCGCATTGAAGTCGTCATAGGGCATATCGCTGAGTTCTGCATCAGTCAGCAGCTTTTGGATCTCAACCCGCGCATCTGTTTCAATTTCGTTAGCGGCGACGCGATTAGCGATTGCGTATGCAGTTTCCTGCGCTAAGTCTTGCGGCCCGCCGCCTTCTGTTAGCTTCTTGAGCGCACCCATGGCGCCCAAGTCTTCGACCATTTGAGCGCCTTCAATTTTAGCTTCTTTTTTGTACTGCTTTTCAGCTTCGGCAAAAGCAAATCGAGATACCCGGTCCATAGCCTGAGACAGCACCTGACCAGTCCTTGCGGCCTCTCTGGCAGCGATTGGGTCAATGCGCGGCATATCAGATAGTGCCATGCCTGTTCTTTGGTATCTTTGAATCGCCATGATCTAACCTTAACTTAGTATCTTGCCCCAGCCGCCAGCTTGTTCTACTTGGAAGCTCATGGAGCCAAGAGTACCCATTGCTCCAATAAATCCTTGGCGCCTTGCCTGTGAAGCAGCTGCGTTATATTGAGCAGCTTGCTGGACTCCGCCTTCAGCTGCAAGCATCGCATTTTCTTGTGCGACTGTATAATCTTCTGCGCCCATCTTTAAGGCGTATCGCTCAAAGGAAGCTGGAGTTCCGCTATATGGATCAAGACCAGATCCAGCTGCCCTTGCCCTTGTTGCTGAAATGTTTTCTCTGAGCCGGCGCAATGTCTCAACACCTTTCTGTCGGTACTGTAACGCTTGCTGATTGCCTTGCAGCTCAGCTTGCTTGGCTTGAGCTTGGTACGCCCGCGCTTGAGCTTTTCCGGCTTGCATCTGTCCGACAGCGCTAATCGCGGAAGATGCAACAGCCATCATTAGTTTCACACTCATACTACTGCCCCACCGAAACCTTATAGTCGAGCGCCAACACATTCATCTTGAGTGGCACTGTTTGACTGATTGTGATCTTACCTTCGTTTACAAAACCTAGTAGCGGCCCTGACCTCTTAACACCAGTAAACGGCTGCACCGACTGATCCAAGTTGTTTTCGCCAAATTGCCTGAACGCAACTTGTTCGCCGTTAATTGTAACCGCCTGTGACTCAAAGTGTTCGCTGTTGATCTCTAGGATACGCTTCTTGAATCCTCTGATTGGGCCGGATGCCAATCTCGGCTCAACAGGAAGAGTGGTCACTTCAGGTGTATAGTTTAGGCCGATCTGGTAACTAGATGTCGCAGCATCAGTTAGCGTGACTTCGCCAGAGGTTACTGTCTTATCAGACTCAACGATGCCATCACGAATCGCTTTGACTGTTTCACCTTCCAAAAATGAAAGCCCAGTAATTGTTGTGCCAGTCGTGCCATCTTTGGCGCAATCCAATGTTAAGTCTGGATCGAATAGCTCGACATAGTATACGTCGCCGCCATCAACATTCCGCTTTACAACAACGTATGTGTCGGAAATGTCGACCCCGACTGACAGATATTCTCCATCTGTTGTCCATTCTGTTGGTGCAATAATTTCTTGCGAGCGCAGTAATGTGTAGCAAGCGATCGAGCCGTCATCGGCATTGATGATTAAAAGCCGGTTACCCTCATCTGTTGATGTCGCGTTACGCACAGCCATATCAGATGGTGACTTCAGTAAATGAGATGACAGCAGAGAGATCTTGGTTGCTATGTAGCCATTGACTGTATCGCTAAAAATGAATTCAGACAGCGCCTTTCCTTGGCGCTGAATGAATACAGTTGCGCCATCAACATTGACGACGCGGATTCCGGGACGACAGCCGTTTGATGTTTGCTCTTGAACAGCAAGAGTGGCTGGAGTGATTGGATCTCCTAGCGTTTGCGGGATGTAGAACTCTCCGCCAGTTGTGAAGATCTGTAAATTACGTCCTGCATACAGATCAACAATCGCATTGAATCGACCTGTATCCAGAGTCGCCTCAAGCGCGGCGTCATCAAACGATTCGCCCGGATCAAAGTTAAAGAACTGCCCTACCCGGCTTCCCCATAGTGTTGATGGGCGCGATGTTGCGCCGCCAAAGTACAGGCGTCCTTCGTAGAATACAGCTGACCGAGGCCATCCGCGTGTTACAGACCAAGTGTCTTCGTATCCTTCCTCAAGCTCCCAATCTCCGGAGGCGATTACCGAGTCATCAAACAGAGGGACTTCTGAGATTGCTTGGACCTTAGTTCCGCTAACATAGCTAACAATTCTTAGCCTACCTTGCGGCGACACGTTGATGTATTGATCGACGTGCGACGAAGTGAATACTGATGTAGACGCCGTTAGTGTAATGTTGCCGTCTGGCTGGTCCGGAGTTAGCGTTGCAGATGGGTTCGACAATGAAAACGAGTACGCATACTTTGGGATAAAATCAAAAGAAAGATCTGATACCGTCCAAGATGCGTCATTTGCTCCGCGCAAAATTCTTTGAGGGATCATGTCCTGATGAGCAAGAATCAGTGTATCTGCTGACTGCGCCCAGCACATTTCTGATGCAATCGAGCTAGTAACCTTTGTTACCGTCAGATAGTCATTTCCAGATCCGTTAATGTTTGTGATCTGCACCCCGTCTTTGAACACATACATCTGGGTATTTACGAAAATCAGCATATAGCTATCGTTGACAGAAAACTCAAAGTGGACCATCCGGACGCCATTGGCTGTCGATGATGGAAGCTCTGTCAAATACCGAGTGCCGTCACGGCGAACCAGACCGCCTTGCGGCTGGATGACTACGTTTTTTGCGGTTTCTAATCCGTTGAAATATTGCTGAAGATCGATGCGCGCGCGTAGCTTCGGATCTAGCTCGCCAGATGTGAAGTTTGTTTGTGCGCGAATGATCCGACTCATTGCCTAACCGCTGTTAAGGTGAAGTCTTGGAAGGCGTCGATTGAATTATTCGCGCCATCAATATTGGCTGCGACCCGAAAGTAGCCTCCGCGCCGGTTTTCTGCCGGAGATCCAAAAGCCTTGCGCTCATAATATTCGGCTTTTGTGATCTGATCAGTCACCGTTTCAGCAATTTCAGCTGCCATCGCATACTTCATTAGCTGAATAAAATACTTCGGGATCACTGATTCGCTGGGCGAATACTGATAGTCAACGTAGATGACTTCCTCATTTGTATCCAAATGATCGCCGTGGACCTCCCAGCCATACTGGATAGGGGAGACATTAGTTGCGCTTGTATTGTATACCGCACGCACGCCAGCGATGGTATCGCCCGGTAAGGCGTATTGGTACTTCCATTCGTTTGGCGGAGTCGTTGTTAGCCTCGCAAGCTGTGCCTTCTTAAATGACCAAGACCAAGGATGCGCCGCAATAATAGAATCTTTGAGATCGTCGTATAGCCGGTCACAGATCTGAGCTGCGTCAGTACCTTCCGAAAACGACGAAAGAGGCGATGCCCCTAGTAGAATAAGTGCGTCCGAACAAATGGACAGCTTGGTATCACCAGATGCCATGTATCACCTCATTAGAAAAGGCTCCCCCGGAGGGGAGCCGATCCGTTTAGTCAGCGTCTGCTACTGACAGTGATGTACCGTCAGAGACGTCAACGACTGTTCCAGTGTTTGACAGCACAACAACAAGCGATGCTGTTGGAGTGTTTGAGTCGTACACATAGATCAAGTCACCAACCTTCAAAAGGTCAGCTGCGTCATTGAAGTAACCAGACGTGTTAACTGTCGCAATCGCGTCAGCAGAAGTGTATGACCACATCTGAGGAGCGTTGCCAGCTTTCGCCTGACCACCGATGGGCTGAAGCCCTGCTACTGCATATGCCATTGTCTATGCCTCCTTATGATTCACGGCAAGTGATCTTGACGATACCTTCGTCATCGATCGCTACCGCACCAGCTGAGAACATTGACGCAACCAAGAAGGAAGTCTTCTCTGGAATGTAGTCAACGCGTGAAGTCTGACCCATGCCTACACCAAGACCAAGCGCGTCGCGGTGGAAAGCGTAGAGAGTGCGGTCAGAAGAACCGTCGATTGGCAGGCCGCCTTCATCACGATCACCGAAAGTGATGAACTTGAAGCCCATGTAAGTGTCGACTTCACCAGTTACCAACGCCTTGACAGTGTTGAAATCTGAAGAAGTAACTTCTGTCTCACCAAGCAATGCAGACAAGCTGTTTGCGTGGATGAGCATCATGCGACCTTGCATTGGCACGTTGCCAGCATCGAGAAGCTTCTTAGCTTCGCGGAGCTTTTCAATGTTCAGGTTAGAGTCTGTGCCGCCGATGTCGTTACCAACTGCCAATGAAGTAGAAGATGCAGCGAGTGCGTCCAATACAACTTGGTCCATACGACGTGCGATTGCGCCAGATACAACTTGTACAAGCTCTTGACGCTCGTTGAAGTTGACCTTCTGCTGGTTGAAAATGTCTGAGTATTCCGCAGCAATGTAGTCTTCCATTGTCGCAGTGACTTGTGAGTAAGACACGTTGAGTGGAGTTACATCAGTCTGTGGAACGCGGATAGTTGCTGATCCCTTACCAATTTTAGGGAACTTAACTGTTGAGCCTTCTACTCCTGAACGCTCGCGGGTAGCACCGGCCAAGAGACGTTGCCCTTGGTAAGCCTGTTTTACCTCTGAGTCGAACAGAGTGACAAAGGCATTTGAGATTGAAACTGCCATTTGCTTCGTCCTTTAGTTAAACAAAAATTTTTTGGGTAAAACCTGTCTCGGTTGTCCAGTGTGGGCCGCGGTAATCAGGTAGCCGGCTCAAGAAAATGAGTTATCGGTTGATTGAAATATAACAGCTTTGCTGCTAGATCAAAGAAGGGATAGGGGGCAAAAGTACCCCCTATGGGTGTTACGCTTCGCCGAAAAATTCCATGAATTTGCGCTCTACACCTTGCGTGTAGGCCATGTCTTTTCCGTAGCGTGGATCAGCAACCATTGCGTCGAGATCTGCCTTGCTGACAGCATTGCCCTCTTGAACAGTAACATCGGGGATTGTTTGCTCCCCGTATGATGACCTGATCTTATTCATCGCCTTAATGAAGTCAGCCGTCTTTGCAGCGCCGGCGATTGCATCCACTTCTTCACCAGTCAGCGTCCCAGAGTTGCCTAGTTTTCCTAACCAAGTGTTCAGGTTGTTGATTACTTTGTCTGCGCGCGGGCCGAGCTTAGCTATCTCTTTCTGCTTATCGACTTCAATGTCTTCCATAATTCCGGACATTTGAGCCATATGCATCTGGGCGATCTGGTCAAACTGATCCTGACTTAACCCATTCTCAGCAGCGAACTCACTAAACTGATTCAGCAGCGGATCGTCATCACTAACCCCGTGATCCTTGAGTGAGGCAATGTCATACTTGCCGTCCTTTGGTGCCTTGTGCTTGCCAGCTGACATTTTAGCGCGCAGCTCATTGTACGACTTTGCCATTTCCTCAAGCGCTGGTCCGTTGTCTTTGTCCCAGAACTGCTCTGGCATCCAATCAGGGCGATCACCCCAATCGATCTCTTCGTCGACTGGCGCGTCCTGTTGCTCACCAGCAATGTGCGGAACAGCTGCATCTTCTGGTGATTGCTCTTCTTGCGTCTCAAGAGTAGGTGATAGTAATGAATCACTATCCTGCTGTTCATTTGTTGCTTCAGGAGCAGTGTTTTCCTGAACATCAATGCTTTCAGCGGCTTCGCTCATAATTGCCTTCCTTTATCGATTCGTCTTAATATTTCTCTCACAATGCTGTTCTGTCCCTCTCTTGCAAAGCCATGACTTGGATCTTCGCCGGGATACCACGACGGCTGATCCAATGTGACTTGCTTGAGATGTTCAAGAACCTCAATACCGGCCTCTGTCGAAAAGCATCGAACAAAGGCGGTATTTAAGTCGTCTTGCGCGATTCTGCTTTTATGCAGATGCGCATTTTCAGATGGGCGTAAGCTGTCCCAGCCTTCCATATCTCACTCCTATTGCGCTCCCTGCGGCGGTTGCGCCTGTTGTTGTGCCTGTTGCATTTGCGTCACAATCGCTTCCCTCTGTTCTGCGTTGTTCAGCAATCTTTGTGGAACACTCATTTTTTCTGCTATGTATTCCAGCATTTCTTCTTGGTTCACCATGACCTGACCCTGCATACCAAACTGCGCAGCAATCTGACCAAATTGCAGGACTTTTTCTAGGTCTTCCATGTTCTGTGTCTGCGCTAATGGCGACGTCGGAACAACTTTGACTTCAAGGCCGTCAACACTTAGTGGTAAGTCAATTAAACCAACTTCGTCCATGACGTAGAGAACCCGGCGCACGATTGGAGTCATTGCCTCCGTGATCAATCTGCCATATGCCGAGCCTAGGTTTTGAGACAATTCCTTCATGCGCTGCACGATCTCTGTCGCACTACGCGCCGACATATTGTCTGGCGGCAGCGAATCATCGTACAGCATCTTCTTGATATTCATTACCAAGTCATTGATGACCAGCTGCGACGTGTTGAAGTCGGTCGCTGATCGCAATGGGCGTAGCGATTCGCCTTGTGGTCCGCCGTTACGCGCAACTGGAATGATTGCTCCCGGCGTGATCTGTATTGTTTGTGGGTTAAGTACACCATCATCAGCTGCCGTATAAACCCCAGCAACGGCGAGTGATGCGTTTTTCAACACCAGCTCTTTGACCTTGTTGAGTGTCTTAATGTCTGGCAGCGCAGTACATAATGGGCCGCGGCCATAGACTTCGCCCGGAACCTTCATAAATCGCGCAACAATCCACGGCGACACATTCATGGTTCGGTAGACCAGCTCAACCTTATCCTTCGGCCAGATCAGGTGATAGCAGTATGTGTCTTCATCGACGTTGAATACCGTCGCTTCAACGAGGTCAATTTCTTCGTCTGGCTTCTGATCGATCTTTCTTTGTAGATCTTCAGGGATTTGCGCATCCGGCCATTGCCGGGAAATCGCTTCGCCGCGAAGACGCAGCTTCCGGTAGACGTTATCGACTGTGCCGTGTGGGCCTTCTTCTAAAGACACAAGGTATTGCGGTACAGGAACAAAGCGTACTGGCGCATCTGCATCACCCGGCTGCACAAGCATCACTGCTGTGCCGACGCAAAGGTCGAGCAAGAATTCGGACATCGCAAGATCAAAGTTTGTCTGACGAATCACGTCAAACATCCGCCCGGTATAGATCTCTAGTGCTTCGCGGATTTCACTGCGGCGCTCTCGCGGGATCTCATTGCCCGGCTCTAGCGTACACCATTCGCGGTACGGAGGGAAAAGAGCTGACTGGATGCGGTTAGCAAACCTTTGAGTCGAGTTGATAGCCGTCGCATCAAAGACGCGAACCATCTTATTCTGCCCAGCAGTCTTGCCCTCATAGTGACCGGAATACAAGTTGCGCTGTGGGAGCGCAAACTCATAGCACTCTTCGTAAATCGTGCGCCATTCCTCTTTGCGCGCATCAGCTTTTTCCTGACGCTTCAGAACCTCTGCCGGGCTAATTCGTGCCATCACGCTTTCCTTTGTTTGTCCACGCCACTAATGACGCCTTTCTGCTTTGAGGCGTAGAACACTTCTTCGCCCTTTTTCTTGCCATACTTCTTCTTCATGGCAGACATAATCTTTGAACCTTTTTGCGTCATTGGCATATCAGGACTCCTTGTGTCGTTTTGCAAAAGCGCGAGCTTCAGCTGGTGAACTGAAGCCCCACGCCTTGAGCGCCAGCGCGTATCGCGTTGGCTTCCCTTTATCATCCTTCACAGGATGACTCTGACCAGCAAACCGAGCAGCGAAAGATACACGGCGAGGGTTAGTGCCAGAAGACACAGGACGCTGCAAGTTTCCGCCTTCCTTCGCCTCAAAGTGTCTCCTCCCTGCCTCAGTCAGGCCGCCTTCGGGGTTTTTATGCTCTTTCCGCATTAAGCCCCGCCGCCCAACTTCGTTGACAATCCAGTTTGCGCTTGTTCGCGCGCTGGTGACAACAAGGACCGCGCTCCGCCGGCACGCCGGCGCGACTGCAATGCAGCCGCTTCCTGTTCCGCGCGCTTATCCACTTTCTGTGGTTCTGGTTTTGGTTCTGGTTTTGGCTCTGGCGCCTTTTTACCGCCGCCGCCTCCGAATATTCCACCCATGATTAGCTGCCTCCACCGAGTTTGCTAGTTAAGCCTGTCATTGCATTTTCGCGTTCAGGCGATAATAAAGATCGATACCCGCCACTTCTGCGGGCAGATGTTTGTGCTGCCAAGCGGCGCTGCTCCTCTGCTTCTTGCCGAGCAATGCGCGCATCCTGCTTCTCTTGGAGCGCCTCTTGCTTGGAAGTGTCTGGTGCTGGCGGAGAGCTGCCAAATATTCCACCCATCAATAAGTCCTCGCGTACATATAGTAATCACTGCCTTCCGGCCCGTACTTGCGCATCAAGCCCTCTCGCTCGAAACGTAAGAACTCAGCCCAAGAAACAGCCTTTTCCCGATCGACACATACCACAATTTGCAGACGGCGTAAACCAAGAGCTGGGCCAATGGTATCAAAAAACCGCTTAGCTCCGCGAGTTAATCTTAATCCTCGATTGAGTGCGTACTGAGATGGGATCATCCAAGCCTCTGCCATTCCGGGCCAGTAAGGGGTTACCCCAAAACATAACGCAGGGTTCATATCGTGAAAAACAGTAAACGCGGTTCGCGCCTCGGCAACCTCTTCTGCGCGATGTTTTAGGTTATCGAGAGACGTGAACTCAGCTTCAACTACGCGATCAACCTCTAGTCTAGCTAAATGAGATGGGTGAAATGGTAACGCAATCGCGCCGCGCACTCCAAACGCCCGTGTTACCTCTAGTGACGTCACCATATTGCAAAGTCCGTGTTTGCTTGGAATTGACCGCTGCCCATTGGTCCAGCGGAACCATACCGTCCGCCATAGCCGCGGGTCATAACTCGATGCTCACCACCGCCGAGTAGCAGATAACCAAAGGCATCGCCGACGTGTGAGTGTTCGTTCTTGTTCGGCGCGTCGCGGAATCGCTCAGTGCCACCGCCAACTGCGACTCGCTTAAAGTGATAACCGCCGGCCAATGACTTACGCAGTCGCTGACAATCCTTGTGTACCTGAAGACCAGCCTTGCGATCAATGAACCTGTTCATAGGCATCGCTCCCGCTTCACGGCGCACTTGGAAGTCGTTACTCGCTGTCGGCCTTGCATTGAGTCCGATGGTCTTCAGGTGATCAAATGCAGTCACCTCAAAGATCTCGTCGCGCTTTGAGCCAGCGGGATCACCCCATACCAATATATCGTTTTTGCTATACTTGACGTTGATCTCATTAAGCAGAATCAAGCCGAATCGCTCTAAGCCCATATCATCTGTCACGATCTCATCGAGGATATTCCAGCGACCCGACGGCAGCCTTTGACCGAACACCGCAGCAGGTGTCAAACCAAAGTCCAGACCAATATGTATTGGGAGCGTTGGGTCGACTTGAATGTCTTCTGTTGACATTACCGAGTCATCATACTCCGGCCAAACCGGACGCCCCTCCTGTACATACACATACTCACCGCCGGCATAACAGCGAATCCAGTCGAGGTTCTTGCCACCGAGCTGCTGATCGTAGTAGCCGGGTGGCAGGTTGTTGATGTTCTCTGCCTTGGGGTTCACCTTCCAGAACTTCTGTGCGGCTGGGATTCCTTCGGCGTCGTCGCGATTGGTTTCGATCACGCCGCCCGGTTGCTTAAAGAACTCCCACTTGTACTTGCCGCGCACTGGCTCTTTCTCACTGAGGCGATACCACCAGTGGTCATCGTCCATTGGGTTGGTGTCCATCCAGATACCACGCCAAGGACAACCGCCGTTGCCTTTGGTTGGATAGCGGCCCACACGGTGTGTGAGTCCTTGTACGACAGCTAACGGCAGCTCTCTGGCCTCATTCACCCAAGCGCCGGTCAATTCCAGAGACAGCAGTTTCCTGACATCCTTTGGCTGATCGAGCGCCATGAAGATTACCTCACAGTCGATGCCGGCTGCGTCCCCTCGCGCCGGTAGCTTGATGTGATGACTGATTGGTGGTGACCAGCGCATCGGACCCCAGACATTCTCTGGGAATAGTTCCAACCAAGTCTTGATGGTTGTAGTGCGCAGCTCTGGGTATGAGTTCCTCACGATCACGAACCGAGAGTAGCGGATACCGTCCTTCGGCGATGGCGGCTGCTTGACGGCACGCAGCATGATTTCGGCGGCGCAGCCGTAAGACTTGCCTGACCCCACCGGCCCCATCAGGCCCCTGACAAACGAATCATCATGCAGAAACTTCCAAGTGGTCGCCGCGCCAGAGAAATCTAGGCTTAACCCACCAAGCGCCTCGTCAGAAGAGATCTGCTTGGTCGTCGTCCTTCTTCGGCGTTGGGTCGATCGTTGGCTCTGATCCGTCGCTTGCTTCGCTCTCGCCATCTTCTAATACCTCGTAAGTGGTCACTTCTGGACCTTTCAAATTGATTCCTAAAATACTTGGACGCGAATCAGTATCGCTGTTCGGTTCGTGCAGCCCGTGATACCTAGCTAACACGCGCAGAGCTGAGAGCTTGTCGTGCATCTCAACCTCGATTGCGTTGCCGTACTGATTCGGTGTGACCTTCACCTTCTTGATCGCCTTCTGGACGTGTGGCGGGATATCTTTCGACGCAAGTAACGCCATGCCTCCCGATTGCGTCCACTGCAATACATCGGTCACGTTGGACGCAGCGATCGCTTGTAGCTCCTGTTTGACGGCTTCCTTTTCGTCGTCAGAGCCGATGGCTAAAACTTTACGCGCCTCGCGCACTGTCATCTTGGACATTGCAGTGTACCTCTTTGATTTCATCCATATCGGCGAATGTTAGAAACATGGGAGCGCCCGGCCCCATGACCAGTGGCAGGATGATGTTGTCGAAAAACTTGATCGACTCATCGAACGTCAGATCCATGTCTGCTTGCAGCTTGCCGTAGATCTTTGCTGTGTCGTACACCAATCGATCGGGTTCTCCGCAGCCGAACGCTATCCCTGCGACGCAACTGTCAAATCCTTCCAAGCTGATCATGGTCATAACTTTCTCGCGATCTCCAATAGCGTTTCTTCGGCTTTCAGCTCTTCTTGGTATTCGATCTCTTCAAGATAATCAATCATTTTCTGGATAAACCATTTGGCCTTGTTGAGATCATCCATGCCGCCTTTCTCCTTCCAGCGCCACAGATACTTGATTGCTGAGCCGGTAGCGTATGCTTCTGCGCCGGATAGGTTTTGTACCGCTGCTTCAATTGCCTCGATACACTCCATGCCGTCGCGTTGATAGTGGTCTGGGTTGATGATGTCTTTCATATTACGTCCTCCAACGGATTTCTGAAAAATTTTGAGCGGAACCCCCTATACAGGGCGGCGGGGGCCGGGGGGCAAGGGGTGCGATCGATGGCGCGGGCCGACTTTGACCGCGTGATCGCATTTAACATAATCACCGTTATGCGCATTTATGTTCCTTTCTTATACAGTCCGGCCCACTTTGCAACCTGATCCAGTGTTATCGGCGGAGTGCGTCCAGTTCGCAGCCCGTCTTTCACCATCGCAGTGGTCGACTCCCTGACCTCATCGGCTGTAACGCCCAGCGCGTGCAGCTTTGCAGCTGTCGGGAAGCTGGGTTCTGATAGCCTGACAGCTCCGGACGCCCGCTCGACAGCCGCCCGGAATGTGTGTGCGAGTATCTGAAAGTCTGCTTTTCCATCCCCCGGACCCCCTGTCTTGTTATGCGTTTCCTCTATTTGCGTTACTTTGCCGTCAGCAATGCCATAGTCAACGTCCATAATCGCCGCACGCGGTGCGAGAAACTGCTCTTTGGTTGGCAATGGATCTTTCTCGCCAAACATGACTTGGTAGCGGTTTGTAGGCCGCTTCCCTTTCTGAATGATGCCCCAAGGGTATTGCTTCGGCTCCAGCTTCCTGACGTAGCCGGCAGCGATCAGCTTCTTGATGTTTCGCAGGATCGTGATCTTTGACACGCCAAGATGGAGCGCCAGCGTTATTTGCGACGGCCAACAGATCCCGTGGCCGTTTGTATGGATGCACAGA